TCAGCCGTAAAGAGTGTAGAGGCTGTAACCCCTACATCGTTTGCTGTGTACCGTCTAAAGTTCTGTGCCATATTTCACCTTTATAGTGCAATTGCCATTGCGATTGCGAATCCTGCTGATGCACCAGATACGCTAAGATTAGTTAATTGTGATCCATCGACAGCAGGTAACCTTGCTGATCCATCCAAACGGACAATCTGGTTAGCCCCTGTTCCTACTTCTGAGTCATCGACTTTTGCATCTAACTGAGTCTGGATGTTTGATGTAACACCATCCGTGTAGTTCAGTTCAGTTGTTGTTGCGGTAATACCATCTAAAGTATTGATCTCAGCCGCAGTTGCTGTGAGATCGCTGATCTGAGATACGGTAATAGATGTAGCGACTGGTGCAACATCCTGCCAAGCAGAACCTGTGTACACCCGCATCTTGTCATCGGTAGTGTTGAAATAGATTGCACCAGTTAGGAGTGCATCACCATCGTTGTCTAGTGCAGGGTCAGATGCCTTCGCACCTAAGAAGCGATCATCAAAGTTATCGTATGCAGTCTCAGCATCTGTTGCAGAACTAGCCGCCGCAGTTGCACTGTTACCTGCATTCGTTTCAGATGTAGCGGCATTCGTTTCACTTGTTGCCGCATTAGCCGCTGATGTAGCCGCCGCAGTAGCACTACCTAAAATACTGTCTACATAAGCCTTACGAGTCAGATCATCTGCAGTGGTAGGGGTAGCTGTAGAAGTAGCCTTGTTAGCACCTAAGACAATGTTACCTGTCATTGTGCCGCCAGACAGGCTTAACTTAGTTGCATCTGCTGTATCGACGTAAGTCTTAGTGGCCGCATCTTGGTTAGCAGTTGGATCACCTAAGCCCGTGATCTTGCTAGTGCCCATAGCGATAGCACCAGACATCGTGCCACCAGTTAGGTTAAGCTTGAGTGCATCAGCAGTGTCTACATAATTCTTTGTAGCCGCATCTTGAATGCTTGTAGGATCGCCTAAGCCAGTGATCTTATTTGTACCCATTGCAATCGCACCAGTCATAGTGCCACCCGCTAATGGGAGTTTAGTTGCAATGGAGTTAGTTACAGTTGTTGAGAAGTTAGCGTCATCGCCTAATGCCGCCGCTAACTCATTTAATGTGTCTAGAGCCGCAGGTGCTGAGTCAATAACATTCGCTACAGATGTATCGACATACCCTTTGGTAGCGGCATCTGCTGTAGCTGTCGGTGTACCAAGACCTGTGATCTTGTTAGTACCCATGGCGATGGCACCTGACATTGTACCACCAGTAAGGTTCAACTTCAGTGCGTCTGCAGTGTCTACGTAGTTCTTAGTAGCGGCATCCTGTGCTAAAACAGGGTCAGTGACGTTAGCAATGGTAGTACCAGTTACGTCGAGTGTACCGTTGACTGTGACATTGTTGAATGTAGATGAGCCAGTAGATGCTGTAACATTACCCGTTACATTACCAGTCACGTTACCTGTGACGTTACCAGTCAGGTTGCCCGTTACGTTACCTGTAACATTGCCAGTCAGTGTTCCTGAAATACCAGTGTTGGCAGTCAGGTTAGTAAACGTACCAGCCGCTGGGGTAGCACCACCAATGACAGCACCATCGACAGTACCACCGTTGATATCAGCAGTTGCTAAGGTTGCTTGTCCAGATGTCGATACAGTAGTAAAGGAACCTGCTGTGGCTGAACTAGCACCAATTGTAGTGCCATCAATCGTACCACCGTTGATATCTACGCTGGCGTGTGTTGATGTGCCAGTAGATGTTAAATTTGTAAATGTACCTGCGGCGGCTGTAGATGCACCGATTGTAGTACCGTCAATGTTACCGCCAGTGATCGTGACAGCCGCTGAGACAAGCGCATCAATGTTAGCAGTACCATCTATCCAGAGATTCTTAAACTCCGCTCCAGAGGCTCCCAGATCAATGTCATCATCAGTGACAGGAACAATTGCACCGTCTTGAATGCGAATCTGCTCAACTGCCGCACTAGAGACTTCAGTGTAGATGGATACACGGTTATTAGCTGTATCTACAACAACTTTATTATTACCGTCTGTATCAGCAATCAATCCTACATATGCACCCTCTACTGAAGAGCCATCATGGTTGTGACCACCGACAAAAGCAAACGCATCACGCAGTGCATTGAATTCAGCGTTAAGCGGTGCGGCTTTGACTACCTCACCTGAAATGATATCAGCTACGGACTGTCTGCTGTATCCTGCCATTATCGTCTATCTCCATATCCAAACAGTAGTACAAATCCTTGGATTGCATGACTAGCGTTTGTATCGTTGGTTACGTATTTAATTGCGATTGATGTTCCTGATCCAGCAAACGATGTTTTCGCTACTGGAGATGGGTTACCGTCAAAGATAGCCCCGGAATCATACGTTGCTTCGTTGTAGTACGCCGCCGCACCACGTGTTGTAATATCATAGTTGGTTGGATTGAGTACGTTCACATCTTCGTAATCGTACACAATACCTAACACGATATCTGTATCGCCTTCAGCTTTCAGATACGTTGATAACTTCAAGAAGTTCTTACGTAGCTCCGGATCACTGAAATGATAGAAGGGTGTCTGGAACAACGAGAAGATTTCATTCCCATCAAAGTCAGTGCCACTTTCTTGTCGGTACACTTTACCATCCCTGTCACCATGAATCACAAACTCGTACTGACCAATGTATCCTGAGTCAGCAGATGTAGCTGTGATACCTAGTAACTGACCGAACTCAAATCCGATAGCACCATTCTGTTGCTGTCTCAATGCCCCAATCACACCCTGTGAATCTGAAGCACCGAAGAAAATTCTAAACTGTGACTTCTGTCTGATGACTACTGCATCAAGATCATCAAGATCGTTATTAAGTACAACATCGTTGAACAGTGACTGCACGTTCTTGGATACAGTTTCCAAGTTAACGTCACCGATCTTATCAGTACCGGATACTGGACGTAGTCCGTCAGGTCCGATGAAGAGCAGGTCACCGCCAAGCTCAATGACTGAGTCAGATGCTAAACATCCTAAGTCATTCGTTACCTGTAGAAGCGAGAAGTCAGCGTTGCTGTTACCTACAAGCTTCTTAATGTTATTTGTACCGAAGATGAATAGCTCATCACGGAACGGTTTAATTTGAACAATGTCAAACCCTACATTAATAACGCCAGCACCGTTAGCTGGGCTAAAGTCTGTCTCATCTAAGGGAGCAGAGTAATGTAGGTTGTATGGATCTGCGCTATCGCCAGCAATAAAAATATGAGACTTAAACTCAGTAGCATACTTAGGATTCGGTGGAGCGTTAGCGTGTGTGATCTGCGTGTATGTCGTACCATCATATGTAGCCGCAGGATTAACACCATCAACTAACATGACTTTAGGTGAACTCCAGTTCCACTTAGTGAAACGTATTTTGTTCACACCAGTCATTGTTGGGCTACCAGATGTAGTTACAGCAACCCATGCTGATGTTCCGGTATCCCAATAGTGCAAGTAATTGTTACCACTGGTAGGCGCACGACACGCTAAGATGCCGTCATTAATACCATTGAATACACAAACACCTAATACTTTGCCAGTGCCCGGTAGAGACGGATACGCTTCATTATATCCACTAATCCGTCTGTAGCCACCTGTTACTGCAGGCTCATAGTTAATCAGACGAGTCGCACTACCCGGAGATAACTCCCCCTGAGACAGTACGTCACGGTTAGTGTTCAGTCCACCTTCACACGAGACTTTGAAGATCTGTAACTGATCAGCCATTACAACACTCGTGTAGGCAGATAGGCATTAAATACTGTGCGTGGATTATAAGTAGAGCGCAGTGACAAGTTGTCATCAACAAGCACACGACGCATCATCTTGATGCCTTCAACAAAATCATTCTGATGTACTGCGGCACTCTGTTCATTGGAACGGAAACGCATCATGTACATCATCGCGCCGTCAATGACTACGTGAATGAAACGATCTGGGATAACACAAGTATCATCAAACGCAGTCATCGCAGTAGGGAATGTCCAGTATTTGTATTCAATTACGTATGCATCATCTGGAGATGGCGTTACACCAAACTTCTCTTCTTGTGTCTGGTACACACGCAATGGAACAGCAATACCTGATCCACTATCTCCTGTCTCATCGCTAGGACGATAGGATTCTAGATATTCCGTGTAAGGAATCACAGCAAGCTTGCGAGGCTGATTGCTCTTAGATGCAAGTTGTTTAATGTAGAAAGATTCCCAGTCTACAGATGACATATCTGCAGGGAAATCATACTCACGAGTCCCAGCAGTTAATGTTTGTTCTTCGGTAGCTAATGTAAAAGGCCACTCTTGTGCTGATTGGATAATCTTGCGAACAGATGAGTTCACTGAATCTTTAGCAAGAGCCTGAACATTACGCACTGTTAAGAAGTCTGATTGGTCAATTGTGACCTCATTCAGACGGCGTAGCAATTCGTTTGTGACATTCAGGAATGTAGCCATTTACATTAAATACCTTTATATATACGTCAGGGGGCCGAAGCCCCCATCAGTATTATTACTTACGCAATCTGATCACGAACAACTTCGTTAGCACCTGTTGGTGCCGCTTCTACAGAGACAACAATTGCCCATACACGAGCAGTTGATGTTGCTGATGGAGCGTCAGTAACAGTTACTGTTGCGTCCAATGTGTCAGCGACAGCCACAACACCTTGTGTCTGTGTACCGAACACGTAAGAACCAGCGGCCAACGCATCAATTGTTGTATCGGCCATGAAGTCCGTTGTACCGTCAGTTACTTTGACATCCATGTCAGTTGAGTCGTTAGTGTCGAGAAGCTCAACACCTGCGGCCAAAACAAGCGTACCTGCTTCGACTGCTGGACCCGTGACTGTGCCAGTCGCAACTGGAAGTTCGACTTCCGCTTGGATCATAATTGCTTGGGAAAGCAATGATTGAGATTTAGTAGCCATTTTTAGATCCTCCTATTAATAGCCAGTTTGGTAACGTGCAGTTACGATACCTTCAGGGCGAAGAATCTTACGACCATACAGGTGCATACCACGAACGATGTCAGCAAAGCTGTCAGGATCACGATAAGTTTCAGTCTTGTTGATCTGCTGAGCAGTAGCAACCGCTGAATCATGACCTGCAGTCAAGACGCCGTAGTTAGTTAAACCCGGAGTTGTAGATGCAACCGCAGGACCAGTACCAACCGCAGGCATGTTGTTAGAAACATAAACACGGAAGCCGTGCAGGTTGTTAATAACAAGACCGTTCTGAAGACCGGAACCACCGAAATCTGCGTTGAACAAGTTAGACTGCTCATCCTTCAGAGTTTCAGCAAACACTGGATCTACTACGAGCCAACGACCATTGGTGTCAACAAACTGCTGGTCCAACAGACGACCCATACGAGCGATAAGCTGTAATGGAGACACTGAAGTAGTAGCAATGCCTTGCGCACCCGGCATACGTGGAACGATAGGAACAGCTTTTCCTGCGCCAGCGTCAGTCACACCAAAGTCTGAAGAGTCAAGCTTCATAGAAGCCAACAGCTCGTCAGAACCTGCAGTAGAGACTGCCTTAGTTCCGTTTACAGTTGTGTTAACTGTGTCGCCTGCACCGTGAAGTGCAGACTGAGTATAACCTGACAAGTACGCAAGTACTTCTTGGTCATATTGGTCACGCAAACGATACGCCGCACGATCAGTAGCCATCTGCATGAAGTTCACGTGTGAGTGAGCTTCTTCAATGTCGTCGATCTTGAACGCAAAGTAGTTTGACTTGTCGATTGTCAAAGAGAAATCTTCGTCATCGAGATCTTGCGCTGTGATTTGTGAACCACGAGTGTAAGACTGAACTGAGATCTCAGGCTCTTTGATGATCTTCACTGAATCACCCATTTGAGCGATTTCACCGAAGTAATCGTTGTTAGTGATATCTTCTACAGTAGAAGACTTACGGAAAGCAAGCTGTACCTGCTTTGAGTAGATAATTGGGCTAAAGTTACCATTAGGAAGGTTACCGTAGCCCGCCGCTGATGTAAATGCCATGAGAGACACTCCTTTTATAGCATAGGGTTAAGGTTATGTGTAACTTCGCGAGAGGCCATCTAGCATCAGGGTGGTATAGTCACCGGCCAAAGTGATTATACGGCCTGCGTAGTTTGGGTGTTCTGTGAAGGCGAAATAAGAATTCCCGCTAATATAACAACCGGCCAGAAGTTAAAGTAACGGTGCATCTTATTTCAAGTTATGTGTGGGTATCCTTACGGGGCCACTAGATTGTGTGCATAGTTATATTCAAAAAATAAAAAATGTCAAGTGTTTATCGCGCTGAACCACTCATATCATAAATAAATCTTCCAGAACGAATTGCTTCGGCAATTTCATCTGACAACTTTTCATACTGCTGTGCACTCATACGTGCAACATCAGATTCTTTAATATAGCTTTTTGTCTCATCTCTTTCTGGAGACGAACGCTCAGAGCGTGTACCAATCGCTTTAGCGGCATCTTTATCCTTAGAAGACTTCTTCTTGCCTGTAATGCCCATATCAGCTTTATATAAATCAATCGCTCTAGACGCTGACACTGCATCTGCGTCATTATCATATAACGCATCTTGAACCCACTTAGGTTGTTCTTCAACCCAGCTATGGA